TTATTAATTCGTCTTTGTAATATTTTAATAGAGGTGCTGTTTCTCTATGATATACTTTAATTCTGTTTTTAATTATCTCTGGTTTATCGTCTGCTCTACCTCTAGCAGTAAGTCTTTTAACTACCTCTGCCTCTGATACATCAAGGTTAATAACATAGTCATATTCAATACCTTTATCTTGCATAGCCTCTGCTTGTTCTACATTTCTAGGAAAACCATCAAACACATAACCTTTCATGGCGTCTGGTTTTTTCATTCTATCCTTTACTGCGTCAATAACAATAGGTGTAGGTGCAAATTCACCTTTAGATAATAAGTCTTTTACTTTCTTACCATCTGGTGTATTCTCTTTTGCTAATGCTCTCATCATATCACCGGTATAAATGTGTGCAATACCCATTTCTTTTTTAATCAATTCTGAATAGGTAGATTTACCTGAACCTGGTCCACCAATCATAATGATTTTAGGTCCGTTGATTGCTTCAAAGAAGTATTGCTTAAATGATTTCATTTTCTATAACCCGTACCTTTTTCTCTGTTACACCATCTTTTTTGCCAAGCCCATACAGACATTTTACCACCTATACTTTCAATCTTACTGTAGAACCAATCTAATATTCTAATCATTAATTCCATCCCTTTGGCATTGTAAAGTTTGCTCTACTAAATTCTAATCTATCTACAAGTTTAATTGCACCTGCAACACTATCAACTGCTACATATCCCTCTGGTGCTGTAACTTTATAACCTGTAGATGTTCTTAAAAAGTTACCGATACTTTGTATCTGACTCATCTTTTGTAGTAATGTGTTCTTTGCATTTGCTAAAGTTATGTGACTTGCAATTGCAAAATATAAAGCACTTCTATTTCTATCAATGAATCTGATATTATCTTTCTTAGCTCTAATAAATTTTTCTTTACCTCTTGGTGTTTTTCTTGCGTCTATTTCCATGTTAATATAGTTTTCGTAATAGTCTCTAAACTGTTGTTGCATAACTTTAACTTTATCCATATTACTATTAGAGTTCTTAATATAGTAATTGAAATAAGTTTTTAGTCTGTAACCTACAGAGGTTTCATCTGATATATTTTTACTCATCAAATCTAGAATAGGTTTTGCTCTTCTTAATGAGCCTTCAGCCATTCTTATCTGTGCGTCAAATTTATTTAAACCTTGTTTATCAAACATAACTGCTGTTGATTTATAACCAGCACTTGCTAAGAATACATTTCTGTTTGATGAACCTGTAACTGTACCAAAACTAGCAGACAATTTGTCCATTGATTTACCAGTATATTGAGTATGAAATACTATACCCATTCTTGCTTTTAATATTTTTCTACCTAAATCACTATTTTGTGGTACTGCATAAGTGATTGTGTTTGGTGTAAATGAAATCATTTTTTCACCATCTATGTTGATAGCTTTTAGGTCATTTGTAAATAACAAATCACCTTGTAGAATACCTTTTATTCTTAATCTTGATAGGTTTGCTAGACAAACATTAAGTTTCTCTGCAACAACACCACCATGGTTTCTTGCAATATCTCTTGAAGTATAATTGATTTTTGGTTTTACATTGAATACTGATTTAGTACCGACAAAGAATTTGCCGTTTTCAGGATTGATACCACATATAATAGCAGGCGCACCGTCCCATTTGACGGTCATGTTTGCTGACTTACCAGAACCAGATAGCATATCTCTAACTGATTTTAGAAAGTTGATTGCGTTTTCTCCACCCTCTGCACCTCTATTGATAATATCATCTTCTAGGTGTTCTAGGTGTGTGTTCTTGTCTCTTGTAAGAAACCCTTTAAAATTAAACATTTTTCTCTCTCATTTTTATCCATTATACTATAATAAAAGCGCTTTGGCAAGCACTTTTTTCAACAAATTCATCAACAAATACAATACTATTTATGCTAGGAAATCTTTAGAAATGGTCCTGCACTAGCATATTGTTTTTTTGCACCATAATATGCTACATTTAAGAAGTTATTTAATTGTCTTTTATCTTCTAATGATTTTAATATCTGTATCCATTTAAAACATTGTAATTTAGCACTCAATTGAGAGGCAGTTCTATTATTATCTACCTCTAATTCTCTTGCTTGTTCAAATGATTTGCTCCAAGAGTTTTTACCGAAGTAAACTTTATTGCCATCTATACTATATGTTTTTAATTTTGCTTGTTCTTTTACATAAAAATCAATATCATTTTTAGTAAATGCACCAACTTTAGGCAAATTACTTCCCATTCTTCTACTTAAACCATATTTTTTAATAAATGGGTCAATAGCAGCTCTTGATGATACTTTACCTAATTTAGCAGCTGCACCTACACCTGTCATGTCCATTTGTGTACTCTCTCTTATATCACCAGAAAAAGCTCTTACTTGAACATTAACTACATTTTTATCTACATTTAAAGCAAATGCCATTTCACCTGTGTTAAACTCACCTCTATCATCAATATCTAAATCACATCTTAAACTATTTTTTACCATAGATATTTTTGATGTTTTCATACCACCAACATTTGTTTCTTCAAGACTTACACTTTTACCTAATTTTTTTAATGATATACCTACTAACTCTCTTTTGACAAATAGGTCTCTCATATACTCATTAAGAGCATCCAATTTAGCTTCGTTTTCAGTTTTTCTATTACCTATTTCTGTAATCTTTTCTAGGATTTTATTTCTACTAGATTTTTTAATAATGTATATGTCAGCAGGATTCCAACTATCTTTTTGTCTTACACCACAATTTGTGGCTGCCTTTTCAATAATAGGCATGGCGCCTTTATCTCTTGAATATTCGTAACCTTTTTTACCTTTTAGCCATTTTTTTAATGCTTCTGATTGCATTTTAAAAGTTTCGTACCATTCATCATCATATTTTGGATAAATCTTTTCTACTTCACTATCTCTAGGAAACTTATTTTTTTCAATTACACTTTCACAAATAAATCGTGTAGCATTTTCTTGTTTAGGAGTATCAGCGGCTGCGTCCATTTTACCACTACCAGAACCATTACCAAACTGTATCTTTAATTTAGATATATCAATTTTTGCTTTTGATAATTTTTCTTTTACAGTTTTGATATTGTCTTTTTTTTCTACAGCTCTAGGAATTTTAATATCAGAAAAATCTTTATTAGGGTCTAATACTATGGTTTCACCATATTGTTTTTTAATAAAATCAAAAACCTTACTAGCTTGTAAACTATAAGGTTTCTTTCTTGCTTTTACTTCAACTACTGATTTTGGTCTAAAATTAAATGCCATGTTCTCTCCTTACACTATTTAGGAGCTTTTGGCAACTAGTAATTAAATAGAAATTTAGGTATGCCACCGTTCTCTTGCCAGACACGGTTTTTATTTTGAAAGTCTGCTAGATGTTGAGCGTCTTCTTCAAAGAAGTATTTACAGACTATGTTATTTGTAGGTTGTTCTAGTACATGCCATAGAATCTTCTTGCCTTCTTTAGCCATCTCTACTGTATATTTCAATTTTTTCTCCAATGAATTAGGTCTCTTATCACCTTTGTGAAATCTTACTTTTTGTGTTTTCTTTTTAGGCATATATGTTATAGTTTAAAGTCGCTAAACTTATTATAAGCGTCTTCTTTTTCATCTGTTTGATTTGCGTCAACTATGTTTTGACTTGATTGTTGAACATCATACAATCTCATTTTAGACCTATCAACACCAATAATAAAGGCACGATTGACGCTTGGGTCATTGTATCTGTTCTTCAATTGTTTTACTTTCATCTGACCTAAAGCTTCTAGTTCTTCATTTGACATTAAGGCAAACATGAAGTCAGCAGTTGCTGGAAGACCAAAAGATTCGGAAGTATCTTCAAGACCAATATCAGTTGACACGAAACCAGTTCTGGTTGTTTGTGTTGCACTAAAGATTGGTACATTGAATTCTACTGCCAAACCTCTTAGCTCTTCAGCAATTGCTTTAATGTAAAAGTAAGATGAAATATTACCACCTTTAAATCTACTTGAAGCACAAATGTTCAAATAGTCTATAAAGATGACATCAGGTCTAAAGGATTTCTTTAGAGCTAATTCGTTTAACAACGACTTGAAGTGACCACTATGAGCAGACGCCGTTGGATATTCTTTGACGATAAGTTGACCTTGAGTCTTTTCTCTCAACTTTTTAATCTTGCCTTCATATAATTGATGAGGCATTTCGTGTAAATCTTCCATAGTAACATCTAAAAGATTTGCGTCTATTCTTTCAGCAATTCTTTCTTCAGCCATTTCTAAAGTAATATACAATACATTTAAACCTTGCAACAAATAACTTGAAGCAACATGACACATAAACAAGGACTTACCAACACCTGTACCTGCAAGAGCAATGTTTAATGTTTTACTTGGAACACCACCTTTGGTAATTCTATTCATGTAATCTAAATCAAATTGATATCTCTTCTCTTTTGTATGATAAAATTTAAATCTTTCTTCAGCGTCTTCTATATAATCGTGACCAACTGACTTGTCAAATGATACGGCTAATGCGTCTGATAAGATATGTGGTATTGCCTCTGGTGTTTGTTTCTTATCTTTGCCATCTAGTATTTTTATACCACTTAATACTGCATTGTGAACAGCACGGTCTTTACAAAACTTTTCTGTAGTTTCTGATAGCCATTGGTTATCTGACTCGGTATTTTCTATTGCAACAACATAATCTTTTATGTGATTTAATTCTTCTTCGTTAATATCTTTTCTACTATTAAGTTCAATTAAGATAGCGTCTTTAGTAGGAAGATTATTATACTTCTCTACAAATTTAAATATTTCACCAAACAATAATTGTTCAACACGATTACCAAAATACTCTTCTTTGATAAAAGGTAAAACTTTTCTAGTATATTCTTCATTGAAGAACAGACTACTGATTATTGTATTTTCAATTCGTGATTGCTGTACCATCTTTTAATTTCTCTTCTAATAATTCTAATAAAATATCACCAATATAATCTATAAACTCTTTATTGTCAAGCAGGAGAAGATTACGAGGATTGCTGTCAACTGTATAATCAAATTTCATAGGTAGTTTACCCTCTTTCAATTCTGATTCAGGTGCAAACGCAACTCTGCCATAATGGTAAATTACATCTTTGAATTTACCCTCTGTCAACTTGATACAAGAATGTTCAGCGCCCTCTTTCTGAGCAAAAACATATCTTCTATTCTTCGTCTTGTCCGTAGGTGAATTTTTGTTTTGTATAGTCATCAATCTTTTCCAATATTTCTTTTGTATAATACTTTTCAGGCTCTGTATTGATAGACTTACCAAAAACTTTGGTGCCATCTGGCATTTCATATCTTGTAGATACTTTCTTAAAGACACCAGCTTCTTCGCCGAGTTCTAAAAGACCATAGTATCTGTCAAGACCAGTTTTATAAGTTAGTCTTACATCTATTTGAGCATTCTCTTTTGTTATTCTTGATTTAAAGTTTTTACAATGTATAATATTGCCAACTACCTCTGTGCCATCTTTTTCTTTTCTTTTGCTTAGGTAGATGATTGATGAAGCAGCGTATTTCAAACCTGAACCGCCACCCATTTCT